ATTGATGATATGGGCCAATATATTCTTTACCATCCTCAAACATCCATTGTTTTTGTAATGAAATGCCTGATACGGAATCACCTGGTACATAATATAGTTTTTTTCTTGCCATATTATTAAATATTATCTAAAAACTATTAAAAATCCCACCGGCGGCAGGAGCAGCCTCTTCACTCTGATCTTCAGTAAGTATGGGTCTTTTACCATCTGTTGGGTCAATTCCCGGTATGGGTTTAGCACCATCACTTATATCAAACATCATCTGTCCTTCTAAATCCATTGTCCAATCACCATTTGAAAATTTGTGTCCTTGCTTTAAAACAATAAAATAAACATTTGCTTTAGTTAGCATTGATGGTAGCCCTTCAACTCTAAATGTTTGTCCAAAAAGATATTCGCTATACCCATCAACAGTAAGAGTAATGGTTACTCCATATTTATACCCAATTTGTTGGGGTATTTTAAAATTGCATATTTTTTTCAAAGTCTGAATACAATCACTTAATATAGTTTCATCTAATTCTGCAAATGATGCATACATATTTGCTAATTCTTGCTGATCTTTACTAATATTTGGTAAAGCTGGCTTACACCCAAAAACACCTTGAACCATTCCGAGTCCTTTACCACTTTGAGCGGATGATAGGGCGATAGCTGCTATTTCAGAATCAATTGTTGATTGGACACTTATATTTCTTATTTTGGCAGTCTTATCTAATGGATTAACATCAGTAGCATTAATTTTTTTTATGATAGTTTTTCTATCAACTATTTCATATCCATGTTTAGTAGATTCACCAGATTGACCATATGGTATCATTTCCAATTTAATAGATTCACCCAAACATGAGTTTATTTCATCCAAAACACGTTTAATAAATTGAATAAGTGTATTTTTGGTAGGATGTGGATTATCAGATTTATCATCTATTAATTCTTTTTCTATTTTTTCTAATGTATCAAATGATATAAAATACATCACACCACTGCCGTCCCAACCAAAGTTTGCACCTTCAGCATAGTTAGCAGATACACCACGACTACCTTGATTTAAAACTGAAATTGGGTTTGCTGATTTTATTTTTGTTGTAATTGTCGTTGCTAATGCAATAGATTTAATATTTTTAAATATACCCTCAAAACCATTTGTTTTTACTAAATTATCATTAATTGTTTCAATTAATTTTGATAAAGAAACATAATAAACTAGTTTTTGTTTTTGCCAAAATAACCAACTTGTATCGTTTGTATTAAAATTTGCAACACCAAATGAACCATCTCCGTCTGCATCTCCTGCTGCAAGTTTTTTATCCTTAAACTTTAGAATAGATTGTGCCTTTAAAAAACCCACTATAGATTGTGGAAATACCGGACCTTTGGTACTAGTAGTTACACTGTATTTGTCATTTGGGGTTTTTAAATTTAAATCAAATGCTGCGGCCGCTTCTATTGCAGCACCAGCAAATGTAACCGAACAATCATAATGTAATTTTTCATTTACACTAAATTGAAAATCCACAATTTTACCACGAATTGTTATTGGTTTTTCACCATTTATCCAACCCAATTCTAATTCAACATCATTCATGTGTTGAAAAAATCCTCTATCAAAACTATTAAATTGTTCAGGACTGTAGCAAGTAAAACTAACAGTAGCTTTCCATAGAAACGCATCGTAAATATCGTTTGCACCATCGGATGACCAATCAACTGATGTTAAGGATGGTGGTGGAACTAATCTTGGCCCACTTAAAATATTTTCATAGGGTTGTGTTCTTACACCACCCGATTCAATTACTGCTTTTGTTGCATTACATTGCCCTTTTCCAGTAGAACGAAATATGGCGTATGCCCGTCTTTCTGCGACAATTTTAGATGCGGATTCATCCAACCCATTACTATAAAATACATCACGATTTACAGGCTTAGTTCCAAATTGTAATTTACTCTCTAATTTACTCATAACTATAAATTATTTAATACACTATATTCTTCTATGATAGATGTTATTTCAGTTGGTATTCTTATTTGTTTCCCCACAGGCACTAACAGGTCTCCTTTTCCGATATTGTTTGCCTCTGCGATTATCCACCATAAGGTTGGGTCTTTATAATATGCGTATGCCAAATTATCTAATCTATCTGAAAAAGAACCTATAATATATACATCGGTTGTTTTTTCTACTATCGTTGGATATCTAAAAGTTGGATAGTATTTTTTCCCACTATCGGTTGATAATCTATTTGGTGTATTGTATCTGTTCATAGTGTTGGTTTATTGTATGTAATCGTATATTGGTGTATTTTCTGTTGAGTGTAGCTTTTTACCTAATAACTTTAATCCAATTGTAACATCTACACCCATTGGGAGTTCATTACCTTTAGAACCTTCATTTAATCCAATCTCCCAAGTAAATTCATCAGGAACTGCGTATTGTAAGGATGAAATTAGTGCAGGAAAATTCTTATACATAGTTCCTAATGTGAACTTTGTTATATTTCCACGATAACCAGAACTTACATAGGTGGGCATTGTCATTTTCCCCAATTTTTCCAATCTTACCCACATTGGTTTAAGTTCGCTCACAGAATATGCGTAAACTCTAAATCCAAAGTTTAATTCTCTACCAAATGTATCATACAAGTATGCGTTTTCGGCTCTTCCACTATATTTAATTTCTGTCCAATTGGGTGTAAATGTTTCGCTTATTGAATTAACAGTTCCTCTGAATTGTATTGTTCCCACCCCATCAGTTGTAAATGAAAGTTTTATAAGGTCGGGATAATCCCCACCCTCTTGCTCTTGGCCAATTGAATTATCATAATTACCAAGTCCTACTCTTCTCTCTATATTTTTTTCAGTATAATAGTTGGGACTATATCCCGTTATTTTATCTTTTAATTTTGTTATTTTAGTTCCGGTTTTTGGGGTTTGATTGTATTTAGACCTAAAATCATTGAAAGATGTTTTGGTTATTGATGCATCATTGGCAAATTCTCGTATTTGATTATAATTTAAAATTTCCTCACCACCAACTACTTTTAATTTATTAGATGCGTAATTATCACCTTCCCACATTTGCTCATATCCAGATGCAGGAGTTTTACCCTCATCATACGATTTTGCACTTAATCCAAAGTTTAATAATTCATCATCGTTGATTGGAACTGATTTTCCGTATGTATCTTCAAATGAGTTAGAGTCATTATATTTACCATAAGTATCTTTTTGAGATGTAACCCCAAATTTTAATAATTCATCATCGTTGATTGGAACTGATATCCCGTATGTATTTGTACCTTTATTGATATTATCAAAACCAAACTCGATAATGTTACCTTCTTGATTTAGAATTGATGAATAATTTTGTTTAAAATGTGTATTTGTATTACCATCTTTGTTTTCAAACCAACTTTTTCCAAAATTATCTATTTGTTGAGAAGAATAATTAAAGTTAATTATTTCATTTAAAAGCCCAAGCTTTTTTAAATCTTCAGATGTCTTTAAACTGCCCCCAAGATTATACGCAATAAGACCAAACTCTTTTCCGTAAGTATTTTCAAAGTCTTTGTTTGGATTTAATGGTATTGAAACTTTTTGAGGTATTTTTTCAATTTTTATACCCTCCTCCCGAGCAGCAGCTTGGGCAACTTTAAGTCCAAGTTTTGCTAATTTACTTTTTGGTTTTGGTATTGGAAGTTTTTTAACACTTTTAAAAAATGGGTTATATTTTTGAACATAATCAGCCTCATTATCTCCATATGTTTTTTCAGAATTACTAAATGTATTGGTTGATGTACGAGTTACCGATCTACCAACACCATATATACTTTCAGGACCACCATCTTGTCCTAAAAATATAATTGATTTAAATCCGGTGCCCAAAGCGGAAAAAAGCTCGGGGTTTTTTCTGAAAAGTTCTAATTTAGTTTTAAATCCACCCAAAATTGGTATCTTATAGGTTATCGGGTCAACACTACTAAAAGGTATGCCATCAATACCATGTCGTTTACTCCGTAAACCAGTATGTTGAAGAGCCACAGTTTTTAATAATTTTTCAGGAGACCAAAACTTATTATATGTATTTGTTCTCTGCATACCAAGCTGCATTACAGACCAAACCAATCCTTTTGGTGATAGTAAAAATTTACTTATTCTCGCAACATCCACCAACGCTCTTTCGGTAGATGCTAATACACCACCTCTAATTAAATCAATTCCTGCAATAGAATTTATAGGAGTCTCAAATCCCCACTTTTGAGGTTCTTTTTTGTTTTTTCTTTGTATTCCCCTTAAAATAAAAGGTTGTCTGAAAAATAAGGGGTATGGGTTAAAAGAATCATCTTGTAAATTAAATTGACCATATATTTTCGTTAAGTATGATGGTGAGTTTTCTCTTATTAATAAATCACCAATACTCACATAGTTATCTTCGTATCGTTTACCGCCAGGCTGCCACTTTTGATTACCTGTACTATAATACTTTGCAGCAGAGCCTTCTAATTTTATTTTATTTCCTGGCAAAAATGAAAGTCCAAAATCACCACCAAAGGTTACTTTGGGAGATGTAAATGTTTCTCCACTAATACCTGTAAATTGTGATTTTGTTTTATCAACAAAGTTTTTAGTAAAACCTACCCCGTCATCATTTGGAAAAAAGTTTACTAATCCCAATTTTGAATTAAGAGTTCTTTCCGTAAAAATACTTTGGTCACGATTAATATCAACAAACTGAGATGGAACTTGTTTTATTTTGGAAGTAAACCCTTTCGCATCTATATTTGGTATAAAATCTACATTACTTAAATTTGGTGTTGTAAATTGTGGTGTAAATGTAAAGTTAGTTGGAGTTGTAGCTGTAAATTGTGGTGTAAATGCAAAGTTAGTTGGGGTTGTTTGTCCTTTAAACTTTTCAGTATCATCTACCTCATTTGGCGTTGTCTGCCCTTTAAACTTTTCAGTATTATCTACTGGAGTTGGTGTTGTTTGACCTAAAAATTTAGATTCTAAACTTAATCTATTTGGGTCAGTCTCTCCCAAAAACTTTCCTTCCAATGTCATTGGAGTTGGTGAACTCAACGATGAAAAATTAAAACGAGATTCTCTCATTCGGGCCGAAAACCCATCTGCATTGGTGTTTGGAAAGAAATCAACATTACTTAATTTTGGGGTTGTAAATTCAGGAGAAAACTCAAAGTTATTTGGAGTTGTTTGGCCTTTAAACTTTTCAGTAGTATCAAATGGTTTTGGTGTTACTACACTTTTTGTAGGCGTTTCTTTCAAAGGAGCTGGAGATGTTATTCCAGCTGATAAGTTAGAAATGGGTGTAAGATTACTCTTACGATTTATTTCAACCGACTGGTTCTCTATTATAGGTCTTTCAATAGGCCTTCTAAACTTTGATAAATCTGATTTTAATTCAGTTAATGCCATTATTCATCCCCAATTACTTGTTTACATAACTATTAATTGCACGAGAACCTTTGTTTATTTCACCAACAATTTTACCATTTAAGACAACATTGATTGGTTGAGATTTAATATCTGCTCTTAATCCTTTTATTTCATCAATCAACTCACCAGTTCTGTCTGTTGAACCGCCATCATCCTCACCACCACCCAATAAACCAAAGCCTCCCGCTATTAAACCAATACCAGCTAATATAGGTAATGCCATTAAACCAGCTACGGAAACTGCTAATAAAGCTACTGCTAATACACCCAAAGCTGCTGCCAATCCTAATATTGGTAAAAAGTTTATTTGTGATAATTGCATTAATGGTTTTACCATATTTGGCAATGCACCACCTAAAGTTGCCACTCCTTCTGAAAATAATTTCATACCAGCCCCAACTAAAAATACAGCGGCTCCCATTGCCATCATACCAGCAGCCACCATATATAAAATACCACTAGCTGCTAATGGTGCTAGTAAAACACTAAGACCATATAAAGCAGCACCCAAAATTAATAAAGCTCCAGCTGCTTTTAATAGAGATTCAGGTTCTACTGTATTAAATTCTTGTAATGCTTTTGCAAATACAAATAATGCGGCTGCCATAACTAACATTGCTGCAGCACCTTTTAGTAAACTTGTTGCGTTAATACCACCCATAGCCTTAGCCGGCCCCGTATCTGCTGGTGTTGGTGTGGGTGTTGGTGGTGCCGCTCCCGATTTACCTTTAAAATTAAAATCAGGTGTTGGCATTCCTTTGAATAAATTACCGGGGTTTAATTTTGAAAAAAGCCCACCTAATTTTGATGTATCCATTCCCATATTTTTCAAAAATGTTGTTGATTGTGCAAGAGCTGGTAGTGAGGCAAGTATCGCTGATTTAGCTCCGCCAAAACCTTCTTTTATTTTGGCGACCGTTTTAGCACCATCTTTACCATATTTTTCGGTATTTTTTGTTAATTCTTCTTGTTTAAGAAGCATGTCGGTAATTTCATCGGTTGTCATACCTATTTGATTTGCATATATTTTTTGAATTCCAGGTGCCATTTTACCAAACTCTTCAGCAGAACCAACTTGCTCTGCTATTGCTTTAGCAAAATCTTCAGCACTTCCACCACCATATTGATACGCCACAGCTGCATCTCTTATTGCTTGACTATTCATCTCAACCCCAAACAATCTTGCTTTATTTTGAGCAGCAATACTATTTTCTATATCCAATACACTTTCAGAAACAGTCGCCAAATTTTCTTTAGTAACACCAAGTTTTACCATTGCAGCTGTTTGTTTTGCTATTATCTCAATTTCTTTTTCAGATTTACCAAGTAATTTTCCGGCTTGCTTATCCATTTCTTTAAATACAGATGCGGCGGTAACTCCCGATTTAGTAGCAATATCTTTTATATTATCTGTTATATCTATGGCTTTATCATCAACAGATTTTAATATAGTATTCATCCTTACAGCACCCGCACCATCTCCCATTAAAGCACTTAATTCAGTAACATTTTTTAATGTATCAGATGAAATTGTGGCCGTACTATTGAAATAATTTGCTATATCGCTGGCGGATTGAGCCACAGCTTCACCACCATAAATAAGCCCGGTCATAGAAAAACTTGCTTTTCCAACTTCCATACCAATTCTCGCGGATTCTTTTACACTCGCTCCAAAAGTTTTATACATTTCTTTAGCTTGACCAACTGTTGAATCAAATGCCGCTGTAAGCATTTCAGCACCTTTTTTAGCTGCAAGCATTCCGAGACCAAACATTACTCCATTTTTAAACATTTCTTTGGATAATCCAAGACTTTCTAAAAGACTGTCTTTTGTACCATCTAGTAACTCTTTTATTTCAGCAGTTTTATCAGCGCGTTTTTTTTCTATTTTTAAAAGTTCTTCAGCGGTTTCTAATTCTTTTAATAATAACTGTGCTTTATTTTTAGATAATTTTAGCCCACCTTCTAATAATTCTTGCTTTTTTTCAAGAATTTTTTCTAATTTGTTTTCAACACCCGTTTGAGATTTCAAATCAGCTGCTAATTCTTTTGCAATTTTACCTTCTTTTGTTCGTAAGTTAAGTTTGGATGTCAATACATCTGCAATATTGTTCTGAAGTTTTTCTTCAGTTACTAATGCATCTATTCGGTTTTGAGTATCTTTATTAGCCATTTATGAACACTTTTTATTTTTTTCTAAAAGCGGGTAAATCATCTAAAGTAAAATTTTTATCCCAATCTACTGGTTTAATATTATATTTTTTTAGAATAGCCTGATATTCGGTATCATTTGTTATTTTTTCTAATTCCCGCTCTTTTTTCTTTCTAATAAGAAATTTAATAAAATCGGTTACAATATTTTCACTTAATCCCTGTGTTTTAAACACTTCTCTAAGTTTAGATACTTTTATTTTCATAGTTATCCCTAATTGATATAATATAAATATAGAAATACCCAATATTCCTATTGGGTATCTCATACTATCTTTTTCTTGTTTGCGATTTTATTCTTGCAGCCTCTTTATCATGTGCCTTTTTTTCCTCATTCTTAAACTCAATAATTTTGGTTATGTAAAAAGTTCTCATCCACACAGGCATATTATACACATCAGACCAGGTGAATCCACCATTGCCGTGATATATTAAATCAAAGATTTGGGAATGTAATAACTTTCTATACTCAGGTTGATGGCCAAAAAAAGGAAACATCCATAGGTAGACTGATTTCCCTCCTCTCCCCGGTTTCATCGGAAATAAACTCATACATCAAGTTTATATCAGGTGTAACCTCATTTATATATTTTCTTAGCTCCTTTGAATCTCTTGCAAATAACTCATTGTCTACAAAGTGATTTATTTTTTGTTGGTTGTATTCCCCGTCAACTGAAAGAATTATTGTTTTTAATCTTGTAGTCAGTTCTCGTGAAACATCATCCTTCAATTTTTTATTAACCCTTTTTAATTCTTCCAAATCATATTTTACTTTTCGTTCCTTTGATTCTGTCATTGCCATAAAAGTAATCTTGCGTTTTGAAGCGGGTAATTCAAACTCAAATTCGTTTTTGTTTAATTCCACCTGAGCCGAACCATCGTATGGTTTATTTTCAAATTGAGTTAAATCAATACTCTCTTTTTGTTTTTTATTTGTAAATGGGTCGGTAATCTCAACCTCATAATCTTTACCATAACCTAAGATGCGGCTTGCAATCATAATTGCGTTTTTATCACCTACTGATAAATCAACATACTTAATAGGCTCACCATTACCATTTGATACAATAAGCGATTGGAATAGCTTATCCAACACCGAACCATCTTTGATGTAAGATTGGGTAGTTAAAATATCCTCTTCCTTTGCAGTCATATATTTTAATTCCACCTTACCTGATGATAGGGGGTTATCCTTACTATAAATTAAACCCCGTGAAGGTAATTCTATAACTTCAGTTGGAAAATTGTGCTCTTTTAGTTTTTGGGTTTCGTAGGCTTGTTTAATACTATCTACAACCTCTTTATTACTTTGTTGATAATCATCCGTTAGATTTTGGCTCATAACTTTTCTCCTTTATATATAAATACAGAATTGAGATATTTTTAATAAAACAAAAACCCCCCAAAATTGGGGGGTTCACATTTTTCAATTTATATTTTTTACAATCCGAAAAATTAATCAATATTGTAGTACGGCGTAATCATAGGATAATCCCAATTCCACATTTGCTAATTCTGAATCTGATGTATAATCCATATCTGAAAATTTGGCTCTAGTAATAAAAGCCCCCTTCAATGTCCATTCTTCAACTTTATCGCCAACCGGCCCTAATGAATTAAATGTAATCTCTTTTTTATAAAAATCAGAATAACCATCTCTACCTGTTACTGATTCGTGATGTAGGCGAACCCATTCCATAACGGCTTGTGCGCCAGATGGAACAATCGGGTCATAAAGTGTAATGGTTAATTCCTGCCATTCAGACCTACCCTTTACATATCTCTTAACATTGACATGGTCAATTGTTATTCTATTTTGTTGTAGTTCAGGCCTATTTGCTGCTTTAATTAAATACGCAGGAACTCCCTCAATATACATAATAAATCGGTTAGCAACTTTGGGTTCAAAGTTGGTAAACATTATTTCTTGAGGTGTTAATAATTGTGCCATTTATTTCTCCTAATTTACTATAAATATACCCTATCCGAAATTATCCTTCAGGGAATGCTGCTCCAGTTGGTAATACACTAAAGTCTAATACAATGAATTCAGCAGTTTTCGCTGGTTGTAAGAAAATATCACCTTTTAAGATGTTTCTATCAATTACATCAGGTGTATTGTTTGATTCATCCATTATAACTCTGAATGCGTACAAACCATTTCTTTGTTGAATTGATTCCAAATAAGGATTAACAATGGATAAGAAACGATTTCGGGTTGCTGCTGTGTTATTTTCAAAAACCAAATATCTCGAAGAAGATGCGATAAACTTCTTAACTGCAATCAACAATCTTCTTACATTGATTCTATCCAACGCAGATGGTTTAGCTTGTAGGGTTTTCTGTCCAAATACAGTTGCTCCCTGACCAGGGAATGTTGCGATTGGATTCACTCTACCAACATACAATTCATCTCTCTCATTGTGCGTTAATCTTGTCTTAACCTCAATTACATTTGATAATCCACCACGATTCAATCCAGCAGGTGCGTACCATTCGGCTGCGACCTGGTCATTGAATGCGATAACACCAGGCAGAACTACGGATGGTGGGACCCAAACAGGCTTATTCTTATCCGTATCTAATATCTTAACCCAAGGGTGGTATGTTCCTACATAGTTGGAATCAAACGAAGAAAGTGAATTTACAACGGTTGATATATTATCACTCCAAGCACCAGCATCCATTACAAAGAATGTATCACCTCTATCTTCACAAAGGTCTTTTGCGTATGTGGTTACTGAAGAGTGTAATCTATTAATTACACCAGGAATAACAATCATATTCATATCAAACTCATCAGGATTTGATACTGCGTTTATTGCTTTTCTCAATGCAACAGTTCCTGCTGAGGTTGCTGATGTACAATCTAACCCCTGTGTGTTTCCTGCTACAATATCATTCCCAACTAACACTTTTCTATTAGGTTGGAATCCATCAAAACCACCTTGAAATGGTATCATAAATTTCCTAGCATCCAATTGAGCGGTTGTGGCACTATCGGTTAAAGAAATGGTAGTACTATTTGATTCACAAGTAGCCAAATCAAAATCAGAACCAACAGTAGTAGTATTCGCACCAGGAAGTGGATTCAAAAAGTTTAAGTTATCAGTTGTAACAAAATCAAAAGAATAACCCAAATATACATTTTTATTGTATGAACCTGCCAAAGATTGGGATGTTACATAAGTTGGTGATGGGACAGTACCTGCTGTAGATGGAATTGGTGATGTTACTGCACCAAATCCAAAAGGAACTAATGATGAATCAATTGCCCCAGCTTCTACATCCGAATCAACCTCTACTCTAATATAAACTGAATTATTTGCATAATCACCATTTGTAGATAATTTACCACTTGAATCAACGGTAATATATCTATCACCAATTACCCTTTTAATATAATTTGGTGAATTTGGGTCCAAGTTTACATTTGAGAACTGCTCTAATGTATTTGGACGAGTATCGGTGTCTTGAACTCCTTGTCCAAAAATTGAATAAGGAATTTTGGAAGTATCTATTCTTCTTACTATAACAGTAAATGTACCATAATCAGAACCTGGAACATCTGCTGCAGATTTAATATCTCTGATACCCACTTTAATTTCATAGTTTGTTGAATTACCATGTGATAAAGTATGGAATTTGAATAATTGTTTAGCAACTCCACCAACTTTTTGTGATTTAATCCAAGGGGTTGATGCTACTGAATATTCTTCTGAAAAATTAAATGTTGTAAATGATGCGGTTTGAACCAATACAACTTCGTTTGTTGCAAAAGAAGCAGATTGGAATGTATTAAAGTTTAAGTAAGTATATGCTTGTTGGCTGCTTTTTGGTAAGTATCCAAATGTTTTTGTAAAGTAATTTGCACTAGTTGGATTTAAGGAAGATGTTGTTGTGTTATTTCCTGTAAATGCTGAACCAGAAAGAATTAATCCAAATGATGATGCGGTTACATTCGTTGTTGCACCACCTACTAAATTTCTAACAAAAGATGTTTCAAACAAATTACCAGTAGCATTCGGAATAGAACCACTTAAAGATGGGTAAAGAACCGCTGCTACTCTATTTCCTTGTGAAGAGGAAATGTTTAAAACTAATGGGTTAGTAAATGTGTACCCATCAGTTCCTAATACCCTAACAATTGTTGCATTAGGAGCATCCTGCAAATAAGCTTGAGCGGTATAAGGAAGGTATGAATCCTCCGTTAAACCACCAAACTTTTGTTGGAACTCATTAAATGATTCAACCCGCGTTGGTACAAACGCAGGTCCTTTGATAGTTTGTCCGATAAGGACAGCACCTATTTCTGCTACCCCTTGAGGTAAAAACGATAAGTCCTTTTCTCGTGTAAAAACACCCGGACTAACAATTCTTTCAGCCATTACATTCTCCTAATAGTTTTTGTTTCTATATAATAAATACAAAAAAATTAGGGAAACCTATACTTATTGAACTGATGTGAAAGTGTTTGTATCAATATCGTAAGAACCTACACCATACTTTTGTGTCAATTCTTTACCAAATTCGTTTTGTGACTTAACTAATTCTTTATAAGTTGATATTAACTCTTCTTTTTCAGCTCTTAAATTAGCGAAAATTTCCTCTAACTCTTTGGATTGTATTTCAATTTCTCCAAGCCGTGCCATAACTGCAATACCTTTTTGACGAAATTCTAAAAGTTTTTCTCTTTCAGTTTCTTCAAATTGTTTTACTAATTTTTCTTCCATAGATTTTGTTTTTAAGTTGTTTAACTAATGTATATATAAATATCTAAAAAATTATATAAAATCGTTTTGTGGGTTTGTTTGACCACTTAATTGTGGGTTTTCCGTAAAAGAAATTTTTCCAACTGAATAAACTTTTCTATTGTTTGGATTCATCCCCACAAACTCAGGCACAATGTACGCTTTTGATACCAAAGTAATGCTCGCTCTTACTATTCTATCATCACCCGCATCAGTTATTGTTTCAAAGTTGTATCCATCACCTTTTATTTGGAATTTGAATCTATCGCCAAATGACCTACCTTGAAAGAAAATGATTTGTTCAACTACTTTGTTTAGTTGTTCCATATAATCACACCATATGTTCATTTCATATTGAACATCTAAGTAATCAGGTCTTTCAACAGCAATATATTCTTTTATAGGAGTTTGCCCAGTCAATATAGAAAATTGGTCATATCTATTTGCTTTTGTGTATTTCCGTTCAAATGGTTGATGTGCATCTTCGGAATTTAAAACCTTTAACTTTGCAGCCTGTTGATTGGTTGATAAGGAGGTTCTTTTAAATACAATTACAGGTGTTTGTATTTTCCCGTTTGCATCCCGCATAAACCCATCTCTTTGAGCCGATACCCATTTTTCGGGATTTGCATAAATTACTGGGATAGGTATGATTTGCCCATCATCCACTACAAATGGTCTTACATCTTTTACTAAAAAATCTCTGAAAGCCAAGTCAATATCATAGATACCAATAGATATATTTTGTGTATTATCCGTATCCCGCCTAACCTGCTTTGCCTTATTTAACTTAGGATTTTCCGATGTGGATGACATCGTCTGCTTTAAATCCGGCTTTTCAGAGTTTATATCTCTATATGTGTTACCCATCTTATAATCCTATTGGTAAATAACTATCATTTGTTGTAGAGTTTCCATACCTTACATCAATCAACTTAATGGATGTTTGACGGGTAACATGCGTAAGGCATGCTATAGAAATTGATGTTCCGTGTCCATCACCACCATCCCAAGTTTCAGGATTCTTACCTACAAACAATCGGTTTTCATTTACATTATCAACCATATAATATTCATTATCCCATTGTATGATATCACCAACATCTGGCTTAACATCTTTATCATCTTTTAAAGTATCCCTTAAAAAGTTGAATGTGGCTGTATGTGCGTATGATTGACCAAAATCATCTGAAACTGCTTCAGTATCCTGTCTATCAATTAAGCAGGGGATTTTAACAGGATTATAAAAAACTTTATCTTTTGATTCCCCATACAAGTTTACTAATGATTCATCCAATACAGGCTTATAATAATACACTTCCGTATCAATTATTTCATTGATGAGTTCTTTGTTTAACCTTCTGATTAAACTAATATCTCTTGCCGAACCAAATAATGCCATCGGATTATCCTATATAAATTGGCATTGGGACACGATTAAGTGTTGATTCTAAAAATTCAGTTTCATCCTTTTTGGCTTCTAAAAGCGACCTTCTGCTTGTTGCTTCTAACATTTCTTTGATTTGTGTTATCAACTGCTCTTTTTCAGTTGCGGCTTGAGTTCTTAAATCTGAACCATCCAATGTAACTTCAGCGCCAGGGATTGGAATTGAACCAAATTTAGAACGAACTGTCCCCAATACCTCTTTTACCAATACCAATGTATATTTAAATATCCACTGTCTACCATGTGCATTTATATCACAATAATCTAATCTACCAAATGGAGCATTTGAAAAATCGGATACAACATTTGCTTTAGCTACTGGGTTATTTCTCTCCGAATCCAATGTGTATTCAAAGTAAATTTTTAATCCATCGTATAAATCCGTTGGAAATGGAAATATACGAATCCTTTTACCATACAACTTAAATCCATATTGAGATTTTCTAATCAAGTCGTTAAATTCAATCGCTTGTAAACGAAGAAGGTCATCATACATAGGTTGCATCATAAACGATACGCCCGGTGAGTAATTACCCCAACCAAAGGTTTCCATCATTTGTTGTGAACCTAAACCTGTTCCAATGAACGGGTCAAAGTAACGAACAATCGCAGGTGGGTTCTCGTGATGCATTTTACGAATGGTTATAGAATCGGTTGATAAATCACCCGCTTCTAAACTTGCTATCGAACTATCACCCAAATCATAAATTTGTACTCCACTTACCATTGTAAATGAGCCTGTATAGTGAGTTAATCTACCACCGCTCCCCGCCTCAGTTCCATAATCAGATGCGATGTTTACTACCCCACCAAAGTTATTGTTCAACAATTTTTTGGTAAAGTTGCTGGTTAGCGATGAACCCTGAATACTTAATAAGTTTTCTTTGGTTCGGTATTGGTTTAATTGGGATGAAAATTCATCTACTGCTTCTTCAAAGCACGCATAAAAATCTATATCTTGCAGTTCTATATCCACAATAGGATAACCAAGCCTTAGAGCACACCACTTTGTTACTGAGTCTGCATCAACTTGGAAATCATAATCATTATCAAACCATCCAAAGGGTGTTTTACCCGGAAAGAATGATGATGAGCCAGGATATATTGGAATATTAACTGCCATTTTTGTTATTCTCCGTCAGTAGTTTCTTCACCACCAGTAGTTTCTTCACTGCTTTCTTCGGTAATTGGTTCTTCTGTTGATTCTTCAATTACCTCTTCAACGATTGGTTCTTCCACCACAGGCTTTACATAGTGTTCAAATGTTGCTGCAGCGTTTACATCGTTTGCGGTTTTAAGGTTATTAATAACATAGGTTTCTAAAGCATCTATAAGTTGTGAATAACCATTGGTAATTTCGGAGTTATATACCAATGCATTTTTATCAATTGAATAATACGCTACCGTTCCACCTCCGCTGATATGAACATCCATTTGTAATTGTCCAGCATATTGTAAATGTGGAACAAGTGTTAGTAGTGGTGATTCGTGAATCAGGCCTGTTGTTGGATTTTTGAAATACCCTGTTACTTTTATTGCCATAATACTTTTCTCCGTTTTATATAAATAGTTTTATTTTTGTTTATATGTCTTTAATTTATCTTTGACTTCTTCGTTTGTTAGGAGTTTTCCTTCAGATGTTATTTTTTGAAATTCTTCCATACTTAATTTGATAACGGGAACTCCACTATCTTTGATTTGTTGTAGGAGTTGGGGGGTGGGTTTGAGGAACATATTAGGGTGCTGGTAAATAAGCGGGAATAAGTACTATCCCACCATTAAGTTTTATTTCCATCCAATAATCAGGTGTGCCCAATGCATTATCATCTAGAGTACTCCCCCACAATCTGTTTACCTGATAACCACCATTTGGATTATAATCTGGTGGAGGATTACCATTTTGCACGGCATCAATTCGGAGATATTTACTACTTGCCGGGTCTGATGATAGATGTATCCATTCAGACGGTGTTGTTTGAATTCCAACATTACCTGCTGCTTCTGCTATTATTTTATTATTAACCTCAAATAATGCTCTTGGAGTTCCAGTTCCGATACCAACTCTGTTTGAACCTGTAATAAATAAAGTATTTGCTTGTGTAGGGGAGCCTACTCGTAATAGTGAATCTATGGATGCCCCACTAATATGGAGTTCTGCCGATGGTAAATTAGTTCCTATACCTACATTACCACTACCCGATACATAAATTATATTATTAATTGTGGGTGAATCTATTTCAAATAGTCCTGCGTTACTAGCACCACTTACATGGAGTCTAGCGGTGGGCGATGTTATTCCTATGCCCATATTCCCACTTGAGGAAACAGTTAACATTACGGCAGCTGTTGGAGAATTATTAAATATCTGAAAACTTGATGTATTAAGGTTTCTTAAAGTCCAAGCAGCATTACCATTCCAACCATATATTAGGCTTGTATTATTACCATACGGGTATAAATAAAAATTATCAGTCCTAAACCCAATACCATTATTAGCCACTCCTGCAAACATTTGGATAGGTACAGTAGTATCAATTCCTCCGAAATAATCACTAGTACCATTCACTAACATTGAATTGGTAACATGTAATTGAGCTATAGGTGTTGTAGTTCCAATACCAACCCTACCACTACCACTTACATAAAGATGTGATGTATTAAATGCCGATGTACCATTATCTAATATTGTAAGTCTTGCAGCCGCAGATGAGTTTTCTACCCTAAGTGCGGTTGTTGCGGAGGTTGCTCCACTACCTTTTACATGAAGTCTTGCAGATGGATTATTTTCACCAACACCCGTAGTTCCCCCATTAAGAACTGTGAATGTTGCCGTTCCTCCTGAATTTTGAATGATAAGTGCACCAACAGTATCAACACCAGAACCTCTAATTCTAGCGCTACCAGTTACAGTTAAAACAATTCCATCAAATGTTAAGTTTGATTCCCCATTTATTGTTCCACCACCCGTTGCGGTCAATACTCTATTATCGGTATTATTTGTTATAGATGGGGTTATGTTTGAAGCTGTTAAAGCGTTTGTTGCCCAACTTGATGTTATTTGATATGTTCCTACAGGTAAGAATGATGCGGTTAAAGCATATGAACTACTTATAGGTGTTCCATTTTCCCATACACCGGTGTTATATACCAAAGCCTGTCCATTTGTGGGGGATGTAATGGTTACATTTGTTAAATCATCCAAAGTAGTTACAGCGCTTCCACCACCACCAGCTGCACCACCACCTCTAAATAATCCAGCAGGAATTATTTTATTATCAGTAGTGTTGGTTATATCGGTTGTATTACTTTTTAATAATAAAAATCCTAAAAAGGTTGTAAAATCAAAAGTATCACCTTCGGAAAATGAATCGGTTGATAAATTTGCTATTGCGTTTTGATAATCAGGATATACATTCCGACCATAGTAGATATACAAAACACCTGATCGTGGGTCGGAATATACCCGTTGTATTGTCCAATTATTATTTGATACCGAAGCGGTAATTCCTGTACCTGGATCGTAAAAATTTGGTTTTAGTGATGTGTAAAAGTTATTATTATTCGTATCAAACCTAATTCCAGAACCTGAACTATAAACATATGCTATACTTGCAGTAACCTGTGCGTTTGTTTCATATTGTGAGGGGAATTCTAAATCACTATCATAAAAACCACCATGAATATAAGATGTACCCGAACCAACAGACAAGCTTAAACTTGAAGATTGGCCCGTCAATCCATATCCCGATAATTTTAACGGGCCGAATGCATCTATAAAGTTTAGTATTTGAGCGGTTTGGTTATATGCGGTCTGAACTGCTCCTCCAAAAGCAGAAATACTACTATAATTAAAATGCGCTACTGCCCCTAATGGGATATCATCGTGGAATTGTTGGGAAGTAAACCTTGTTGATTGTTGTTGTAGTGCCCCATTTTCATCAATATAGATGTATGTTACCTGTGATGAGGAAATATTAGTAATACTTTGTGTTATAGGGCCCCAAGTTACATAATCTATAATAGGGCCTACCTCAGAAGTTGCGGTTACATTGTGATTTACAATAATACCACTACCAGGAGAAACAAACACATTACTACCACTATAAGTTACTATACCACCATAAAGTAACCCAGTTTCCAATATCCCCTCAAACCATTTCCATTTTACCAAATTACCATTCTGCCTAAAATATAAATCATGCCCCAAAAGAGTATTGGATGAACTTTGAAATAGAATGGTTGAATCGGTGTCTAAGCCTGCCAGGTCTGGGTCTTGTGTTGGCTCAAACTTTAAACTACCACTAAATAAGCTATTACCTTGAACATGTAATCTTTCGGCTGGGGATGATGTTCCAATACCTACATTACCCGATGAGGAAATGAATATCCTTGTTGTATTATTGGTTTCTAATTGTAAGTTATTGACATCCGTAGTACCAATAGTCATTGCACTACCTAATGTGTTACCATCATTTAGGATTACTGCGCTTGATCCATAAAATAGTCTATCGGATGAATTTGTCCATAGGAATGTAGAACCGGGAGCGGTGGTTTGTTCTGATAATGAAAAGTTAATTCCTCTATGGTCTAACCTCACCGAAGCTTTAAGAACATCCTCAAAATCTAACGGTCCACCACCAAGTACATTTTGACTCCTATAAAAATTACTTGTAAAAGAACCTGTTGTTATTGTTCCCAATATCGGGTCTTGATTTGTTTTGGTATCTAGACCAATGGCATTAAAGTCAATAGCTGAACCAGTAACACCTCCGAAAAATCTGGTTTTTCCATAAACATTAAACCCATCAAAGGATGATATATTTTGTGTTTCTGATGTGTTTATTTCCACACCAACAGTACTTGCACCAGACCCACCATAAACTCTAAATAGGTTTTTACGCAAGTTTGTGGTTGCGCCTGAACCACCCCCCACTACAAATAAATTGTTGAAATCCCCAAGTCCCAAATTATAGTGACCAACAACAGTTTGTCCAGATGCGGATGCAATCGTTCCAATACCAAAAGCAACTGTAGCAGTTCCTTTTGCCCAAGAGCCTGACCCTGCTGCAAACGAAGCCATACCATCTGCATCGGTTTCTATACCCATACTGAATGCGGCCTGTCCACTTGCGGTTGTATTGATACCTGCGGCGTGTGAAGCAAGTCCTGAAGCAAGTGTGTTTATACCTTCTGCTATGGAAGCACTCTCCTGTGCAATTGAACCACTGCCCATTGCGAAAGAACCTATACCACGAGCAGATGTTCCAATACCACCTTTTACAGGTGTGTTTGATGTAAATTCAACCTCACCAGTAGTGGAATTAAGTAAACCCGTATCAAACTTAATAGAGTTTTCGTTGTTTGTTGTATCTATGGTAAGCTGAACATATGCTTCTTCTACAGTATCATCGTAATACGATTGAATAGATTGTGTTAAATATGATATTGAAAATTGGCGGGTTGATGCACCCACAATTGAAGAACTATTAAATATAAAAGAGCTATTGGATTGAGTAACTATTGTAGTAGTACTACCAAAAGAAAATAATACAGAAAAGGCAGTGCTATCAATTGATTGGAAGCTACCACCACCAGTTATACTATAAAAAGGGCTTAATGATGATGAATCTAACCAAGATAAACTTGCGCTTCTAATCGTAGTGTAATTACTTAAAGCAGGTGTGAATGTTATACTACCAGATGAAATTGCTGAAATTGTTACAATAGAGCTAGTAGGTGTAAACATACTAGCGCTTTTGAAAAACTGACCTATGGAGAAATTTGCTCCTACTATTTGACTCATTTTTTTTCCAACAATTTAATTTGAGATTTTAATTCCCGTATTTCATCTAATAAATATTTAATTACTTTGGCATGATATGGTATCATACCAACATAACTAACTCCAAATTCATATCCTTCTTTTGATACATACCCCTCATCATCAATATGTTCAGGTACTAAAGTATTTTCTGCTATTCTAACTAAATGCTCAAACCCATTTTTTAAAACATCCTGTGCAATAACCCCAACATCAAATTTACCATTTATTGTATCCGAATTATCACCTACCTCAGGTCTTTTCCAATTAAATGTTACAGGTTTTACATTTTCTATTAATTTTAAAGCAGTATCAATATCCATATCATTTATATTCTCCTTCAATCTAATATCTGATGTGGATGTTACTGAGAATGAACCCAGTGCTCTAAACTCTTGAGCGGTTACTGCTCCATCGGTAAATATACCAGTGTTAATAACTTCGTATCTATTTGAAAGAGTAGTATTCCCAGATTGAATTGATGAACCTACCGCGTTAGTACTGGTGTGTGATATTTTTGTATAATATGATGTAAAACCTACTGTTGGGTTTGGGTGTTTTAGTGTACCATAGTTTGTACTACCTGTTGCAGTATTATTTACCTTTACAGCTATTGGTGGAGATGGGCCCCTATTAGGTGTGTTAAATAATTCTTTAAATCCCATATAAATAATACCAGCTTTATTTTCATTTCGTAATTTATCTGGGTCTTGTGTAGAAGTTTCTTCGGTTCTAGTAATCCTTACAGGTCCAAAGAAATCTGATATACTATCTGTTGGGTTTATTTCCACCAAGTTTTTTCTGGCATTTGTACCACCGGTGCTCCCATTACCTATTATAAAGGCAGATTGTTTTTGGGTTGCTCTATTGTGTTGTCCTTGAACATGCTGAAAAGAACCACTTGCTATTGTTCCCCAACCTTCCGCGTGAGATGCCTCCCCTCCGGCGTTAGTACTAAATCCTTCTGCGTGAGAATAAAGGCCTGATGTGAGGGTGTTCAATCCTTCCGCATGAGATACATCCCCTCTTGCGATTGTTCCCCAACCTTCCGCGTGAGAATAAGAACCTGATGCGTTAGTGCTAAATCCTTCTGCATGAGAAGCATAACCAACTGCGTTTGTAAGTGCACCTTCTGTATGAGAATAAGAACCGGATGCGGTTGTTTGCTGTCCTTCTGTATGAGAATAAACTCCCGATGGCGTGGAATCAAGCCCATTATTGAGTGTTCCTGCGATTTGTAAAGTTGCGTTTGGTGTTCCTGTTCCAATACCCACTCTACCACTACCACTTACAAATAAAATATTATTATTTGCTACTGAATCTATTTCAAATAGTACTGCATTGCTAGCACCACTTACATGAAGTTTAGCAGTCATAGCAGTTAATCCAATACCTATATTACCACTACTACTTACATAAAGATGTGATGTATTAAATGCGGATGTACCATCATCAAGTATTGTTAATCTTGCGTTTCCTCCACTATCTTCTATTCTCATAGCGGTTGTTGCTGCTGTAGCTCCTCCACCTCTAACTTGAAATTGTGCAGTCCCTGTAGTTGCTCCTAATCCGATTGTGACTAGTTGCCCTTGTGTACTTCCTATGTTTAACCTTACTGTGTTTCCTGTTGCAAATTGTAGTTGGTCAGCAGCTGCTGCTCTTCTTATCCATTCAGTATCACTATCCCACGATATACCAAATCCACTAGTAAATCCTACGTTACCATTATCTATACTTATTTTTTGTGTCGGGGTTAAAGTTCCAATACCTACTAACCCACTACCGCTTACAAACATAATAGAAGCTGAAGCAGGTGATTGTATCCTAAATAATGAATCGTTATTTGCTCCGCTAATGTGAAGTTCTGCTTGTGGTGTTGCTATACCCATCCCTGTTCTACTGCCGGAAATAATTATGGCTTCTTGGTTAAACGTTCCCATTTTAATGGTATTGTCTGAAAAGACTTCCATAATGGGTATCCCCGAAATATCGTTTACGGAGAATAGTGAACCTGATAATGAATCGGTTATTGAGAACAATTGTCCTTGCGAACCCTGAACATCAAATATGTTAGAGCCTGAACCTTGTACTATGAGCCCTTTACGGACTTTGAATTCGTTTGCCATGTTTTATTTCCTTTTTTCATTGTCCAAAAGGGATGTGTGATATCTATAAATATGTTGAAATAGTTTTTTGTTTATATCCCAAAACGCCCTCTCATTGCGTTATAGTTTTGTTGGATTTCGGTTGTGGTTAATGGTGTATTATAAACTCTAACAGGACCAATACTACCTGAAAAATAATAACTAACATCATTATTATCTCTACCAACATTTAAACCATTTGTAGGCCAGGGAGATGTTCCATTCCAAGGAGCAGCAGCTGATGTTTTTAGTGTACCATCTACATATAAAGAACTAGATACTCCATTGTTTACAGCTACTACATGATGCCATTGATTATCAAAATAGTTTTTAGATGTATCGGTTATAATAACAGCCGATGAGGTTGTGGAATTTACAGTAAATGTAACATTTCCAGTGGTTGGTGGTAAAAAACATCTTATACCATAAGTGAATCCAAAGATACCCCCACCACCAATTTGTCGTGAACCAGTGCCTGGTGATTTAAACCAAGCCTCCAATGAAAATTGGTTAATAGGCCAAAAACCTGAAGTAGATGGGTTTGATAGTACCGATATTACACTACCAGTACCATTAAAGTTTAATACACCCAAATTTTCTGATGTATATTGTGGTATGGTAATTGTTGAGTTTTGGTTTGTTAAAGTAGCAGTTGTTATTATATTTCCTCTACTTAAATTTGTATATGTAGAAGAGCCACTAATATAAGATGATGGATTACCCGCATCCAATGCAAGTACTAATCCTACTTTAGCCGAATTTATACCACCTATTGTTGCCATATATCTTATAGTCCGAATCTGCCTCGTATTGTGTTGAAATTTTGCAAAGCTTCTTGTGAATTTAATGCTCTATTATAAACCTTAAAGTTGTATATTGCCATTGGCGCAAAATATTGATTTTGATTTAGATTAATCCTTCCCAACGATATACCCTGCGTTGATGTGTTCAAGTTAGGAGTTGCGGATGTACCTCTTAAATTGGTTAAAGATGCTCCAGTGTATTCTACACCATTTATAAATATAGATAAGTTTGTATCTACAAAAGATGTTCCTCTATATACCCAAATTATATGAACAGGTTGATTTAAGGGATATAATTGGCCTGTAGTGTATGTTGTAGTTCCCCACAAATCCACTGTAATATGATTTGATTGATTTGAGTTCCAACAATTAATACCACCAAGGTTTAAATTTCCACCAATCCCCCAAGGACCACCACTACTAAAACTACCAGTTCTTAAAAATATACCCTCAACAGAAAGTGGTACATTACCATCCAAATCGGTTTTAGTATATCTATAATGTGCTGATGTCGTACTACCATTAAATTCTATACCACCACCAAAATCGGAACGTCTTACTGGGTCATTAATTAGATTGAACGATGTCCCATCGTTGATACAGCTATTCCACACATAAGGGTTATTCGCAATTAAATCTGATATAGAAGGTTGAGTTCCATCTAATCTATCTACACGCGGATATAAAAAATATTGTTGACTTGATGTATTTTCAGCGTAATATAGGTATGCACGGTGTCGTAATGATGTTGAACCTGATTGCATCTTAAAATCATTACAACTTGTTACCTTAGTTCCAGATGTATTATATACGCCACTATCGGGGTGCGTAGAACCTGCATAACTAGCTGAGTGAACATGCCCTACATATAATCTCCAATCAGATACATTAACCGTCGATGAAAAAAAATAAGGATTACTTGATGTTACTCCAGCTAAAGTGGTTACATATCCAATTGCATTTTGAGGAGAACCATTTGTTCCTAAATAAGTACTACCATCGTTTGTTACTAACACATTTCGTTTCATCCAAACTGAAAATCTATAAGTTGCGGAACTAGTTACTGAAAAGAAGCCACTATTCCAACCCCCATCATCATTACTTTGACTATCGGTGGTGGATGCCCATATAACAGTATTGTTCCCAAATGGGTCTGTACCTAATTGTCTTATATTTTCTGCTGTAGTCCCATTTTGTGAATATCCTGTTACACTTCCCGACCCTATTGTCCATGTTTGGGTATTTACTAAAGAATAATTTTGGTTGTATTTTGATACCAGTTGGTTTCCCTCTAAGTATAGTACTAACCCATTTCTACTTATATTTGGTCCTGTAAACATAATTTATAATCCAAATCGAGCTTTAGTTGCGTTGTAGTTTTGTTGGATTTCCTCTAATGTTAATTCTTTTTCATATATAGATAAAGTAGCTATTCTTCCATTTAATGCAAAACCATTATTGGTTTGATACCCCGCCCTTAATGCTTCTGATGTGTTTCCTCTATCAATTGTAAAAATATTTGTTTGAGCTAATGTACCATTTATATATGTTTTGCCTGTTCGGGTTGTATTATTAAATGTAAATCCTATATAGTTCCATCGTTGAAATTCAACAATTCCAGTAGCACTAGACATTGCTTCAAATGCATTTGCGGTATTCCTAATCCCAAATATTAATTGCCCTGCAGCACTTGTGTGGAATCTATAATTACCATTACTTGCTAGTTTATCTATCCAAGAAAGTGATGCAATCGCAGAATTAACCCAACCCCAAACAAATCCAGAAATATTAGTTGTTGTTAAATCAAAATTATCACCCCAAGAAATATTTTGTTGGGAACTGCTATTGAAAGTCCAATAACCTTCAGTATTAAAACCCGGTGCTCCCCCAGTAGCATTTCCAGCATTTCCACCAAATATTCCTGTAGTACTTCCTGCTAAATTAAAAACAGAAGTAGAAGCAGTTATATATGAAGATGGATTTTTAGCATCTACACTTAAAACTAACCCATCCGTTACTATATTTGGTCCTCTATAAAATCCCATAATCTTATAACATTCTTGCTAATGCTTTCATTGACCAATCGTTGGTGGATGAAGATGCGTATAATAACACATTTGCACCACTTAATCCAACCGAAAGGTTTATTTCAGCAGTATTCCCTATATCATTTGTAGATACATCGTTCCATTCCACCGATGCTCCATTCCAAACGGAAAATACAGTACCTGCTCTTGCATTTGTTGATTTATTCAAAACATAATCAAAGAATGCTGCTCTATATGAACCTGTAGATACACTCATTACAGTTCGGATTGAACCACTATCTATATCAGTATTTTGTCCATATGTGTATAGTGAGCCTGTTGATATTTGGAAATTACCTTGAATATGTAACGATGCGGATGGAGTAGTTGTGCCTATGCCTACATTAGTCCCATTATCAAATATGATAGAACTTGTTAGTGTGGTTGAATTACTCCACTTTGGTATGTAATTTGTTAATCCACTTCCGCCAATTACTGAGCCACTACTTACTAATGAAGAGGTTGAAAAATGAGTGAATCTGCCTGATGTGGTGTCGTAACCTATTATATTAGGTTGCGTTGAATTTGGTAATGAACTTGCGGTTATGTTTAGGACATGAACTGCACTACCAGATTGTAATATCTTTTTCCATGAAGGCATACACTCACTCTTTTTTTAATTATACAATATGGTTGGTTACACATACTAAGTGAGTAGTATATGGGCCCACTTCCTTATTCAGGCCAATATTGTACTTTTTGGTTTATACTCTAATATAGTATAAATATATGAAAAAAAATTAATAATGTTTATTTCCCTTTGTGGGGTTTTCCACTTAATGCCAAAAATTGGGATTGTAGTTTTACAATTGTACCATAAACAATTTCAACATCACCAACCTTAAAAGTAGAATCTTTAATGGATGTTAATATAAAAGCAATTTCATCTAAAGTTAAATCATTTTCATTTAACTCCGGCTTTTTCGTAACTTTTTCAGGTTCTACTACAGGTTCTGATTGTACGAATTGTTTAGTTTTTAGTTTATCTAATATTGACATTTACATAACCCCCAAATTATTTTTAACTAAATATCCAAATACTCTCATCCGATGAGTTTACATAAATGTTACCATATCCACCCGCCGAACCACCATAAGTTGGTGCGGAAGAAGGTGCTCCCGATGCTTGAATAGCACTTACCATAAAATCAGTTGGGGTTACATCTGATGCCGTCATATGAACATCAGCAGCCAATCCCCATCGTCCTGTTATAGTTGGGGTACTACCACTATTAAATAAGAATGCCTGTCCCTTATCAGCAGTACTACCTTCAACTATGATACCGCCTTCTGCTATTGGTGAAATAGAACCCGAACCATGTGCTAAAATTATAAACTTATCTTCTACAATTAAATTTGTAGTATCTATCGTTGTAGTAGTTCCGTTTACTGTCAGGTTACCACCAACAGTTAAGTTACTAGTTACTGTAACATTATTTGGTAATCCAATTGTATATGATGGTCCACCACCTAATGCTTGTGCGGCTGTTCCTGTAATTTCTATTTCATCGGTAGTTCCATTGATTGTTATATTTGTATTACCCTGAACTGCGGTATTTGAAGTTGAACCATAATTTACTGAAATCGTTGGTTGACTTCCCTCACCACTATTTGAACCAATAGTAACACCCGTACCAGTACCTAAATTTTGAACATAATCACCAGTTGTATCAGTACCTAATGCTACAGAGTTAGCTTGTATTGTTGCTACACCAGTACTACCATTAATTACTATATCACCACTTACTCTACTTAAAATAGAAGATGAGTAGTAAGGTAACATTGAACCCGAATCAACCGATGCTACTACTGCAGCAGATCCATTGTAAGAACTTCCGTTTAATCCAGCTCCTAATGTTAGCGCATTTAAAGTACCACCTAACGAAACACCACTAATGGTAGAGTTAGCTAAACTTGAGTTTGGAATAGAAGATAACCCAAATGTAATTGTATCCGTTCCACTATTACCTGAAATAGTTAAACCTTGTCCAGACGAACTTGCGAATGTTAAATTACCATTAGAACTATCTGCAAGAAGCTGTGTTCCACCAGCAGAAGCTGTTGAAAAAGCCCTTATACTCTGACCAGTTAATGTTCCTTGTGTAACTTGTCTAATTTCACCAGTGGTAGTTATAACCAAAACATTTTCGGTGGTACCTGCTGGAACCTGACTTGCGGTTATACTCGTTAAATGAGCGTTACTACCTGATACTATTACTTTTTTCCATGTAGGCATTTGATTCTCCTATGTTGTTAATTATTTTACTTATATATAAATACTATTTATTTTTAAAAACATATATAATTTTTTAAATGTTTTTTGTATAGTGTCTTTTACATCCCCAAATAAAAATTTCCATCAGAACTGTAGTACATCCCCCCAGTTACAGGTGTTGGTGGGGTATCAAATTTACCCAATACCATAACACCCTCTGAATTGATTTGTGCTGCAACGAAACTTCCCGATTTAATGATAAAGAAATCAGGTGCTTCCGATGATATCTTTGTTTGGATTTGATTTGATTGATTATATATTACTACACTTGATGTGTTTATTCTTACATTTCCTAATTGGATGTATTCATCTCCCCCAAAAACTTCTGCGACAACACCACTACTATCATTTACAAAGCTCAAACTTCTACTTACATAAACATCACTCCAAGCAGCGGTAGAACTACCAATAGAGTGTAGAGAGGTATTACCTGAAACAACATGCGGAATTAAAGAACCTGAAAAGTTTACTGAACCCGAAAAGGAACTTCTACCAATTATTAGAAGATTTCCTAAAAGACTCAACGAACCTGTTACAATCTCATCTGTAGTTACTACTACTTTCCAACCACTATCATTATTCCAATTTGCAGTGTCTCTAAGTACATAAACTTGGTTGTTGTCTTGTTGATATACTACTAACCCCTCATATACATTAGCAGAGGAAAAACCAAGCCTTGCCGACCTATCCGCAACAGTTATTCTTGCATCAACCGGGTCGGTATTTAATATGTTAAAACCACTTGGTAAATTAATTGCCACTTTTTATATCCTCTCTATGTTAATACATATGTTATTGAATTTCCAGCTCCGCCTGCTTGAAGAGTTGTTGTTCTATAAACTTTATAGTTACCAACAGTTGATACAGAAAAAGAACCTAATACACCAAAACCACTTGTGGTAATATTTGTTAAGTTTGAACGAGAACCACTATAAACAATATAATGATACTTATCACCCGCCCAAGTTATAGTTACTGATTGTCCTGATGGTGTTACTGTTCCTTTTACAATTGTACCAATTGAACCACCCAGTGTACTATCCCACACCGAAACATTATCTAATTGTGCTTCAGTAAAGCTTGAATCAGCTGCAGCACCATGCCTTAAACTTACTATTTTGGTATAAGTTGTGGTAGTTGATGTGGTAGTTGTTAAAGCGGGATTGTTATCAGAACCATTTGTTCCTGATGATGAATAATATGCGGTCGCAGTTATTGGTATGGAAGAAGAACCTGTTGCTGAACCTGTTACATAATATGGTGAACTAATATTACTACTTACAAAGTTTAATACCCAGCTATTTGCAGCACCAGATGCGGATGTAAATGAAATACTGCCTGTGGCCCCTCTTTCGATTTGATTTGAACTAGCACCCAACTGCACCAACGGAGTTAAACTTAATGTTGGTGAGCCTGGATTTGATTTACTTAATGTACCTGTTGCTGTAGAAGAGCCACTAAATATACTCCCGTCCAACGGTGAACTTGCAGTATATTCTAACCTATATGATTGAGAACCACTTGTTGTTAGAGTAGTTGATAAGGATGTGCCGGATGTTGTGTTTGTTAATAAAACTGAACCAGTATATAATGATGCTGATATAATGTTATAACCACCATTACTCCAACTACCATTAACATCATACCCATCCAATACCTGATTGAACCTATCTGTATTAAAACCGCTTAGTGTTAGACTTAAGGATGATGGTTGGGTTGGTGTTCCAAATATAAATTTTAATCTACCATTTGACCAAGTAACAGCAACATCATTTGAAAAATCTTGAACCTCTATTTGATTTAATCCAGTATAAATATCTCCACTTTGAGATACATAACTAACCGATGCAGAATCTATAGATTCATCAATTGTTTTACCATTTACAGTAAGAGAACCTGTTATATTTAAAGAGCCCGTAAATTGATGTACATCATCTAAACTATTACCAAATTTTGTTGAGCCTGATTGGTATATTATACTTGCAGATACAAATTCGGTATGAAACTCTTCTGCGGTTATTCTACCCCCAACAGTTAAATTTCCTGTTATTACACTATTTCCAACTACTTGGAGTTTTTCGGTGGGTGTAGATGTACCAATACCAACTCTACCAGTACTACCCACTATTCTCATTATTTCGGATGGGGTAGCAATACCATTCGTAGATGTAAAAAATCTTAAATCATTTGTACCAAATCCAAAAAGATCGGGATAAGCAATTGAATCCATATAAGCAGAGCCTCTAAATCCAAAACTTGCACTTTGAACTGCTCCCGATACCCCATCATTCCAGTATGTTAAAATGGGGTTATATGTTCCTAAATTATTACCACCTATACTTTTAGTTCGTCCTATTGTTATATTTCCTGATGCGGTTATATTAGCAACAGTCAAGTCATTTCTAATAGTGGTTGTTCCCGTTGTAGCACCTATAGTAATAGCAGTGCCTTCCCCACCAATGTTAATTGTAGTTGCATTTGTATTTACTAAATTAAAAGTAGTTTGATTTGTCGTTATATCACCACCATTTACCGCTATATCACTCACAATTAAATCGCCCGATGCGGATATGTTACCACTTGCGGTTATGTTTGTTACAGTTATACCACCAACTACCTGAAGTTTATTTGTTGGTGATGATGTACCTATACCCAATCTTTCATTTGCATCAAATACAAAATCAGAATCGCTTCCTAAAACACCCCCATTATTAAAAATAATTTGTCTATCTGAACCAGGAGATGTTATAGTTCCTGATACGATTAAGTTTTGCGTAATAGTTACATTTTGTCCCGATGACCCGCTAACTATAAGAGAACCAGTGATTTGTACTCCACCAGAAAGAGAGTCAAATGCGACGGTACCAGGATCACCTTTATCGCCCTTATCACCTTTAGGGCCTTTGGATGCTACAGTAACAACTGCTGTTTCTTTTTGTAGTACACTTATAGAAGTATCTCGCTTCTTATCAGAGACTACAACCGTGTTTTCGTTTTTGGTTAATTCTACTGAATTTTGATTTGATACAACTTTTACATTTAGTCTATCATTATTCACCTAGTTACCTCTTTTGAAAGTTTTACTATACCTTCCAATAATCTTGTAACCACACCTGTAGAGGATTCTAATTCTATGTCATATACACCTTCTGTAAAACTTAATGTAGATGATGTTGCTGCAGAGATAAATAAACCAATACTACCCGATGTTGTTGGTAGTGTTAATGATGCCGAAGTCGGTGTTAAATCCAACCCAGTGCCATCAACCATCAAAGTGTTTGTTAAAGAAAGATGGGTTGTAGAAGAATCTACCGATGGTCTTATTTGCATCCTTGCGGTATATCCACTTAAATCAACAGGATTTCCATTAGAATCTTTATATTCCAACAATAAATCAGTAGTTGCTCCCTGCTCTATGGTTAATAAGTATCTTCCTGCTGCCATTTTTTTACTCCTCTATTATTAATATAAATATCTAATATTCGTATAATAGTTTAAATATTTCATCCAACGCTGGGTGTCTATGATTATCTTTTAAAGTTACAGTGTAAACATACCCACTTGGTTTTAATTTTGCTACCTCATGAATAGCAGAATCGTTTGCGGATTTTAAATCTATCTGTTGTGGGTCTCCACATAATATCATCTTTGAATTCTTACCCAATCTCCCTAACACCATCGCAAGTTGGGATTTCGTAAGATTCTGAAACTCATCAACGATACAAACACAATCATCAAAGGTTCTACCTCTAAAGTGAGTAAGTGATACCAACTCTACTTTTTCATCCTGTTCCATCTTATCCAATACAGAAGATTTATCATACACCTTTCGCATATTAGAACGAATCGGGACTAACCACGGCTCTAATTTTTCTTCTAAAGAGCCAGGTAAAAATCCGTTATCCTCATTGGATACTGTTGGTCTTGTAACAACAATTTTATTATAATCCCTTTTAAAAAAAGAATCTAATGCGATTTGGCAGGCAAGGAGTGTTTTACCACTACCTGCTTTTCCCATTATAAAATTAAATGGGTGTTGAAGAATACTTTGTTTTGCCTGCTTTTGTTCATCAGAAAGTGTAATTGAGAACTTTATATCTCCCTTTGGGACTCGTTTTTCTATGTTTTCAGTCATAATTGTAACCCATTTAAGTTTACTATAAATATCCTCATAAAAAACAAAAGGGGAAGGTTTTCACCCTCCCCCTTTGAATTTATAATCTTTCAATCAGATTATTGACCGGAGATAGTCTCCAATCCGTTCACAAATACTTTACCATAGAACTCACCTCTCACCATTTCTTTGGCGTAGCGGGTCATAACACCCTTACGAGGAGTAAAGTTCTTATAGTCATACACAAGTGGAGTCATAATTAATGGAATGTATGGAGCGTAAACAGCACCAGTTTCCAAGAATTGTGTTCCTTTGTAACCCATCAATACAAGGTTCTCTTGCATATATGGATTCTTATACACTTTGTAACGCTGAGCGAAAGAACCTACACGGGTTAAACCGAATGCGAATTCTCTCTCATCGCCAGTTCCATCAGCTACATAGCCAGGAATTGATTCTAACACAGTTGCAACATCAGGAGATACTACTAAGAAGTTTGCACCACCACGCATTGTCTTAGCGTGAATTTGGTTAGAAACTCTTTGTAATACAGTTCCGAATGTAGCGAACCAAGTTCCCTGAATGTAAGCTTGTCCGGCCAAGGCAGAATCTTGTACGAATGAACTACCATTCCAAACTTGTCCGATTTTTGCAGACCAGTAACCTGTAGTCAATGCGTTTTGAATTAACATATCCAAGATTTCAAAATCAATCTCTTGTGATACATATTCAGATAACATTGAAGTTAATTCTGCTTCTGCATCAATAGAGTGATATGCGTTCAAGTCCTGCGCAAATTCAGGTGTCCATTGTGCTTTCAACTTACGAGTCTTAGCAACAATCGGAACTGAACGCATCTCAATGTTCAATTCTGGGATATCAATATCCGTTTCAGGATTTGCAGCCATCTGAGTTTTGGTTGTTTCAAAATCACCACGAGTTGAATCGGTTGGTTGTTTTTGGTATCTAACAACAACATTAGTTGAGCTTGATACACTTGCTAAAGAATCAACTTTACATAAGAAAGATACACTTGCATCGTTTGATGCTACCTGTGTAAATTGTGGGTAGAAAGTGCTGATATTAGAACCACTAATTGTAAATGCACGAACACCTTCCAAGTCAGGTCTTGACATAGAGCCAGTACCAATTGTGATTTTTAGAAATGTTCCACCCGCAGTTGATGCCGACCATGCGGTATCATAGTTGTAATCAGCCGCTGTGATAGATGCTGTTGCAAATTCTGTAGCCGATGGTGCTGCTGCTAATGTAGCAATAGTGTTTGTTGCAGAATCATTGATGGTGTAACCGAAGCGGCCAGCACCATATAGACCACCTGAAGCCTGGTTAGCAGTTTCGGTGATACCAAATACTGAGTCAGCTTGTGAGTTTTTACCTGAACCAGTTGTGAAACCTGGCTGACCTGTTCCGTACTTAAAATCTAAGTAGAAAATAAGACCGGAAGGAAGGTTCATCGGTTGTACTGAAACGAACTCTTTCGCAGCGATTTCAGAGAAAATACGACGAACAAGCGGAAGAGCTACACCATTCCACTCTTCACCATTTGCACCAAACATATTGGTTGCAGTTGCTTCAGTTACTAATTGTTTTGCTTGGTTTTCCAAAAGTTGTGCCATATTGGAAATTTCAGTCTCATTAGAAATTCCTTCTAAAAGACCTGTTTTTTTCCACTTAGCAACTAAACCTTTGGCTTCTTTACGAAGCACTCTTTCAAATCCAGCGCTTTCGTTTAAAATGCTTTTTATATTCATTTTTATCCTTTATTTTGGTTATACGATTATTTTTTGATATTAGCGAGCTTTTGGAATCTTGCTGCCAATGAAGAACCTTCGGTAATGATACCAGCAGGCTTTGTTCCTTTAGTTGGTCTGGATGCAAATGATTCTTTTACAACTCTATTTTGTGTTTTTCTTGCAACATTAAGATTCTCACCCAATGTAGCGAAAACTAATTTTACTTCTCTCAAAGATGAAGCACGGTCAAAGTTTTCAACAACTTTAACTTTTTGCTTTTCATTCAAATCAAAGTTTCTGAAAAGTTTGTTAGTGTATAAAAGTTTTGCATTTAAAAGGTTTACCTCATTGATGGTATTCTTCAATGATTTGATAACTTTATATGCTTCTTCTAAATCACTCTTCATTTCTTCAGCTTCTTCTTCGGTCATACCAGCAGTTTCTTCTTCTTCAGCAGGTACATCGCCATTCATTTCTCTAAGGGCTCTGATAACCTCATCCAAATTAACTTCTTCATCACCATCTTCTTCTTCTGCAACAAAATCACCTTCTTCAGAATATTCAGTACCACCAGTTAAATCGGCTACTTTGTTATCACCAGTTCCAATTGCAGAAGATTCCAATTCGGTTAATCTTTTACTGATTCTTTCACGAATTCTTTTTAATTCGGTAATTTCAGGATTTTCCATTTCTTCCTCTTCTTCAGTTGTCATGGTTTCATCTTCTTCACCACCCATTTCAGCTTCCAATTCTTTGATAATTGATTCTAAATCCAAATCCGACATATCCTCTTCTTCACCACCCATTTCATCCTCATCATCTTCTTCTTCGGCTTCTTCACCACCCATAGTACCCATCATCATTTCATCTTCTTCTTCAGTTGTCATGGCTTCATCTTCTTCACCACCCATTTCATCTTCTTCAGTTGTCATGGTTTCATCTTCTTCACCTTCGTAGCCTTCACCATATCCTTCTTCAGTACCCATCATCATCTCATCTTCTTCGGTTGCAAGAGTTTCATCATCTTCTAACTCTTCGGCCAATTTGTGAGACAACATAGACTGTAGTCTTGGTGTGAATGCTTCCTCAAGGGCGATTTTTGCATTTGCTAAGGCAGTTTCTTTAACGGCTTTAGCGTCGGCGATTGCTTCTTTAAGCAAATCTTTTTTGCCTGTTTTCATTTAATCTCCTAAATTTTTTGGAAAAATAAGATTATTAAAAATCTTAATAAGTGTTATAATAATGTTAGCCCCACAATATAGTATTAGGGCATTAATTTAACAATAAATATACTAACTTTTTTGAAAACATTAAAAAATTGTTATTTTTCTAAACTTTTTAAATATTGTTTTCTTTTTGCTAATTCTAATTGTTTTCTTTTTGAAATAGATTTAGGA